ATGAATATATCTTTATCGTTGGATACATTACCGGTTCTAGTGTCAAACACACTACAATTAAACATATTTTTTATATAGGAATCTTCATATTTGTTCTCCAGTTTACTATTTATACTTTGAATAAATTTAGGTGACTTTAATGTAAACCTTTGAAAGGAATCATTATTATAATAGTTAAAATAAAGAGATAAAATAGGATAGTATAACTGTAATTTTTCAATTCCTAGATTCTCTAACATATTTTCCTTAATAACATTGAATTTTTCATTTTCTAATTTTAAAATATGCATAATAATAATATTATTTTTGTCCTCTTTCTTTAAATCTACTTTGCGTCAATTATTTATTTATTTTATACAAATTATTATTATAATGAACTTGGAGTTGAAGAAGTTCGACATAACGTCAATTACATCTGATAAGGTATGTGTTTTCATTGGAAAACGTGAAACCGGTAAATCGTTTTTAGTTAAAGATTTACTCTATTATCATAGGTCAATACCCATAGGAACCGTAATATCAGGCACTGAATCAGCTAATTCATTTTATTCAAATCATATTCCTAGTCTTTTTATTCATGACGCTTATACTCCTGAAATAATTAATAATTCTTTACTGAGACAGAAAATGGTAATTAAAAAAATTAAAGAAGAACAGTCTAGGTATAATGAATGTAATATTGACCCACGTTCATTTTTAATACTTGATGATTGTTTATATGATAACAGTTGGATTAAAGATGAAAATGTCCGTTGCCTATTTATGAATGGTAGACATTATAAGATGCTTTTTATTATTACAATGCAGTATGCTCTAGGAATTCCACCTAATCTTAGAACAAATATTGATTATATTTTCATCCTAAGAGAAAACATTGTATCAAATAGAAAAAGGCTTTGGGAACATTATGCTGGTATGTTTCCTACATTTGAAATGTTTAACCAGGTAATGAATCAATGTACCGAAAATTATGAATGCTTAGTAATTCACAATAATGCTAAATCAAATAAATTAGAGGACCAAGTATTCTGGTATAAGGCCAGTTCCCATGATGATTTTAGAATAGGTGCACCAGATTTCTGGAGACATCATAATAATCTTTACTCAGGAAATACCCAGGATGAAGACAAGTATAATGGTGATTTACTTTATAAAAGAAATAAAGGACCCACCATTAATGTTAAAAAGGGATTTTAGACTAGCTGCGAACTATAATAATCAAGGGATCTTCTCTCTGATAATACACCCGGTGATTCAAATAAATCGTTAAATTTCTTTGAAATATCAGTAGAACTGATTTCTTCAAATACACTTCTAGGGACGAATCTATATTCAACTATTTTTTTACTTTTAATTGAATTTAGTTTAAGGTCTAAATATCCAACTGTTATAAAAACCACAGAAATGACAAAAAGTAAAACTGTAAGTTCTTTCATACTACTAATATAATTTAATGTTTTTTTTCTAGACCGAATACAAATCATTATTAAAACTGCTATAAAATATATCAGCGGTTTCTTCAATTGAATCCTGATTAAACTGGTCCTCTACAGAATAAGGTATTTTACGGTATTTAACTACTGTGTTTTCACTTTTACTATTAAATTTGTTATACTTATACTGTGTTATTAATTTAACTATTATAACTACTAGTAAAACTAATCCTAATAACATCTAAAATAAAGATAGAATAAAAAATAGAGATGATTGTGTAAATATTATTTTTAGATTTCCTTTGTTTCTGGGTTACTTGGTGGGGCATCGGCCTCCACGGCTTCAGGAGCTTCGGAAAACTTAGACTTCAACCAGGGGTCTTCTTCCTGAAGATTATCATTTACTTCGCTTGTAGTATTTGTTTGAACTGGATTTCCTGAACTATCTGTTGCTCCACCTTCTACAGAAGGAGCGGGAGCGTCGCCTTCAGTTACTTCTACACTAGTATTCATTGCCTCCTGTTCTTCCTTGTTTTTCTTTTCAGCCTCCATACGTTCTCTCATTGCAGCCTGTGTCTTTTCACGCTTTTGTTCTTCATAGAACATATCCTTTCTTACTTCGTTTTCCTTGTACTCCTTCATTAGTGTATTAAGTTCTTCTTCCAGATATTCTTCGTTCTGAACCTTATCAGCACAAGGATCCCATGGTAGCCAGTAGCCCATCTGTCCTACAAATACGTGGAATGAACGGTCGCGTTTCTGAAGCATTTTTGCTTTACGTTCTGCTTCTCCGTGAGTATCAAATACACCACGAATCTTAACACCTCTTACATTTGTTTTAAAATTTGAATGTTCGTTAACCTGTCTTTCTAATTCTTCTGAATACTTGTACTTAAAATCATCAAATTTATCCTTGAACTGGTTGTATTGATACTTAAGGTGATAATTGAGTTTATTCTTTAGTTCCTTTGTAATCTTGTTATTGTAGTCTTCCCCCGCATTCTTTACTGCTTCATCAATGCTGTCTTCAAATTCTTTACAAACTTGAAGCATATACTTATTGAATCTAAACAGCTCAGCCTGAACTAGTGTGTCTTCAGGTGAAACAAATGACATACAGACATAATTCTGTCCAGGAATGCGGTCATCAATTTCAAGATAATCTTCTTGCTCGCAGGGGATTGTAGTTTTTGACATTTTTTTATTAATAAGAAAGTATATTTATAATTCTTTAAATAATTTAACTAAAAAAAAATTATTTATATATAGTATAATGATTAACCATCGCGAAGTAATAAGAAGACTAGTAAAATACTTTATTGTATTACTAACCGTATCATATGCCGCAGTTTCAATACCAGTAAGAAAAACTATCAAATCACTTGAAGGATTTTACATTGGATTTGTAGCAGTAACCATTTTCGCTGTAATTGATATGGTATCACCTACTATATGCATTAAGCATTAAGATATTAATATTAAATAATTTTATTATTCTTCATTCTTCATTCTTCATCAGAATCGTCTATATTATCTAGATTATTAGTAAACTTACTTGTTCCAAACTTTCTTTTAAATTTTTTGCTTTTCTCAAAAAGAATTTTATCTTTTGTGTCTGGATGAATAAATATACTTACTACATTGTAGCATGCCTTAAAGAAAACGGGAATATTTACAAGGATTACTTTCTCCATATTATCAGGAAATCTTTCGTTAAAATAAGGAATCGCATGCTTAAAAAAACCATAGTCTACATGTTTTATTAAAAATCCACTTAAATCAGCTAATATAGTTACAGTATCTTTGTTGAAATTCTCTTTTGCATAAGATATACATTTTACCATTAATTTATCTACATAAGCATAGAACTCCTGATAATTTTTTTGTTTTTTAAATTCTCTAGCTAAAACATTAATAGCAACACATTTATGTTCTTTATTAACTGAAATTTTTAAAAAATCCTTATAATTTATCTTATTCTTTTCTATAACAATTTCCGTTGCGTTTTCCATATAGATATAACTTTATAAAAAAAATAAAAATTAAACACTCGGTATAAACTGCCATTTTAAATATTCGCATATCTGTTTCCAAATCTGATCCTGCTGGTGAAGTTTTTCTCTACTTTTTAATAACATAAAACATGGTATAAATTCATCCAACTCTAGTAATTCAACAAATTTATGTAGCACATACGAGTAGGAAAGAAAGTTTTTTCTTGTTTTTGGACAAAATTTGTGAAATGGTATTTGAATTTCCTTAAACATTCTACGTAATTCTTCCTCAGTTTCCCTATTAATTGTAGGTGGTGGTTCGCCATTTAATCTATTAATTATATGAGGGACGTGTTCATAATATTTATTTTTCTTAAGCTTCTTTAGTATTTCCCTAAGTTTAATTGGTGAGAGAAGCTTCATATCCGTAACTCTTTCCTTCTTTAATTCCAAAAGTATTTGGTCATAAACTTCCTGGGGAATATCGGTTGATTCTTTAGCCTGAAATTGTGCCAACCACTCATTAAAGTGATTTATTCTTTTATAAGCAAAGTATGAAACTTCTCTAGGTGGTTCCTTATATGAAGGCTTATCTGAATCTATTAAAATAAATATTTCATCGCCACATATCGGACATATCATTTTACCTTCAGACATATAAAGTGTTCTTTCTTGGTTGCACATTGTACATATCTCTATATTAACATCACTTTCAACATTTAGTTTCTCAGTATTTTCCTGAGTCTTAAATAAATATGACTCATACATTTTAGCCTTTGACATATAATTTGCGTCAGGAGGACTGGTTGATATTTCGGTTTCTACTCCAGTAGATGCCGATGTAGAATTTTTTAAAGGAGACTGTTTTTTAGGATCCCCTTTTCCACTAAAATAATCCATTACTGATTTTGTTTGCCCTACCTTAGGCTTTTTCTTAAAATCATTAACTTTTTTATTTTTTGCCTGAATATTACTCTGAGAATAATTAAACAATATCCGTCCAGTATCTAGAAAATAATTGGTTTCTTCTACATTATGCTCTACAGTATTTATATCATTTTCCAGTAATTTAATATTATCTACAATATCTAGTTTCTCTTCTAATTCTTCTGGTGTTAGTTCACTATTTGATTTAGTAAAATTCGCTAATTTTCTATTTAATTCCTGAACCTTTATTTTTTTATCTTCTAAATCTTGCTTTTTTTGGTTAAAGTAATCACACTTCTGGTTATGCTTGGCCTGAAGTGTAACTCTATTATCAACTGGAGACTTTTTTTTGACTCTAGTCTTGAAAGACATCCTTAAATACAGAATATTCTAAATATATTTTTATTTCTTTAAGTATTATTACTTTAACTTAAAGATTTAATTCTTAATTTTAAATATTAGTCTATTTTATATTATGGGAGGAGGACTTATACAATTAGTAGCATATGGAGCCCAGGATATGTATTTAACTGGCAATCCCCAAATCACATTTTTTAAAGTTGTATATAGAAGACACACCAATTTTGCTATTGAATCCATAAAACAATTATTTACTGGAACCCAGGATTTTGATAACACAATTCATTGTACAATTTCTAGAAGTGGTGACCTTTTATACAGAATGTATTTACAAACAAAACTACCATCTGTTAATATTAGTTCTGGATTAACCACCGGCACCGAATATAGAGCATTTAGATGGCTTAACTGGGTAGGTCATGTGTTAGTAGACGAAGTTGAATTGTCTATTGGAGGTCAACAAATTGATAAACAAACTGGAGAATGGATGCATTTATGGAATGAATTAACACAAACAGAAGAACATGCGGCTGCCTATGCCGAAATGGTAGGAAATGTTCCTAGATTAACACAAATTCAAAGTTCAAATAGTTCAAGTGCTACATGCGCAACTGATGAATACACACTTTATGTACCACTTCAATTTTGGTTCTGCCGTCACGCTGGTTTAGCTTTACCTATTATTAGTCTTCAATTTTCTGATGTCAAAGTTGCTATTAAATTAAGAAAGTTGAGCGAGTGTATTTGGGCTACAAAGCAGAACACAAGCACAGATTATCAGAGTAAAACTGGGGTAGACGCACTAGCTTCTACACCCTCATTAACAGATACATATTTATATGTAGACTACATTTTCTTAGATACTGCTGAAAGACGTAGATTCGCACAGGTTCAGCACGAATATTTAATTGAACAAACCCACCAAAGTAAATCATTCAATATTCCAAGTGGAGATACTACACCAAATGTAACATTTAACTTTAATCATCCAGTAAAGGAATTAGTATGGGTAGTTCAGCCTGAAACATTTACAACTAATGCTTTTACACAGCCAAGAGGTGGCCATCAATGGTTCAACTACACCGATTACTGGGATTACTCAGGATTTTCAGGAACACCAAGTGGATACTATGGTAACGGTATGAAGGGTGGGAGAAACACTAATAATATGTTTGATGGATTTCCTACTGTAAAGGTAGCGGGCGCATTAAATAACAACAATGCTTGGGTAACTACAACAGC